AATAAGGTTTTTAAAGCTTAATAAGTTTTGGTAAAATTATCACACCCAACGTGATTTCCATTAATAAAGAAAAATTTACAACGTATTTTTTTTACGTTATTATCCGCTTTATTGAAAGTATTACAATATTGCTTAATGGGGCAATCTTTGTTAGTACATTTTATATTATCCTTTTCTTTCATCTACTTGGCTAGTAATGTCAAAACTAATTATATTTTTAGTTGTGGTCACTTCGTAGCTTGATGTTGCTTTAACATCTAAGTAGTATCTATTTGGAACAAGACTTGCAGTATCCAATAGGAAATAATTATAATTGAAGGCTAATTCAACTGGTGTGTAATCAATTACAGTATATTCAGCTTTACCTTCCTTAACATATAATCTATATTCTAAAGAATCTAAAACCTCTTGTTGATTAACAGTATACGGAATTCTAGCCATAACCCTAACCTTTCTAATATCACCTCTATTAATTTTTTCACCATCTTTTATTCCTGATACATTAAATGTGTAATTTTTAGGTATTGACGAATCTGACCCTATTTTATAGTATTCGTCAGCTGATTTCAATTCAAATTCTAATTCAGCGTTTGGTCTGGTAACGCCATTGATGGTAATTCCACTCCAAATATCTTCGTATAATACACATCCTACTGGTGTAGTTGGTACCAATAATTGAATTGAGTATACACCTTTGGTTTCATGAGTAATATCAGCACCCGTAAATGCAGAAACTACATCACCTAAATTATCTAATATTGTAACACCCATACCTGACATAGAATCAACATTGGTTGGGACGCCACCGACATTAACATATAGGTATAATTTATTAAGCTTATCTAAATAAAAATTACCTCTGTTATCAAGAATGGTATTATTATATCTAGATTCTACATAAGGTTCGTAAAAAGTTTGTGTATGTCTGGTAAAGAAACCAACATATTTTAAATTGTCTTCAATAGCGTTTTCAAGTGCATCATCAAATGCTAAACCTAAACCATAATTTGTATCACCAGTTAAATATCCATTTACGATATCTGTAATGTCCATCTCAAGATTTTCATTACCATCTGCGAAGTGTTGTGTTACCAATGTAACTCCTGATGTTGCGCCAGTATACACACCGCTACCACTTGGCCAGTTGGTACCAGTTTGAGCGTCAATCCAATTGGATGGTGCATCACTTAAAACAGTTGCATTAGAAGATGTGAAGTATTTTTGACCAGCAAAATCATAACCTATACCTTCGTCCCATTCTTGGTCAATAGCAAATAAATTTAAGTTGAAAGAACTTGTTCTATCTTTACCATCACCAGTCTCTTTACCCAATAATGAAGTATCGAAAGTGCTGGTATTGGTCATTCTAAGTGTATGGGTTAAACCAGTTAATTCTGGGTACATACCAGTATTATAAAATTCTTTTAATCTAGTAATATCAAAATGGAAGATATACCTAGTATATAGTGGGTTTTCCGTTAACCAAACCCCACCGTAAAATAGTTCGGCCACAGGGTTTTTACCAGTGTTAACGTTTTGATTGTACACCAGTGTATTATTTTTATCAAAGTAACTTCTTACTACCATTTCTCGCTTTTATAATAAATATCTAGTTTTTTTAATTAATCTTTATATTTCTAGATAGTAATGATTCTAAGTTAAATTCCAATACTTTAGTTATATCATTAGAACCAGAAAGGTCTTGTGGTTTCATGCCTGGATATGGATGAACATGATTAATAAAAGCATTGATGAATAATTTCAAAAATTCCACTAAATTATCACCAAAAACCAATGGATGGGCATCTTTTATAATTTTTTGTATTTCTTTATCGGTAATCATAGAATCTTGGTCATTCAATCTAAATCTAGGGCTTCCATTCTTATGGGTTAATAAATTAATTTTATTACTAACAACATTTACTACACCACCTAATTGATTATTTCTGGTATCATCAGATTCAGTTAAAACTACATCATGTTTAACTTGAATAAACGATGGGTTAATTGAATTAAATTTTGGTATATCTCCATTCCCTGTTGTAGAGTCAGATTGACCAGCTCTAATCAACACTTCCTTTTCTTTAAATATGATGTCAGAATTATTTCTACCTTGTATTGCTATTGTATCTAAATCTGGATATACACCTCGGTTTTCTGGTATAGTAAATGGTGCTGGTTTAGCTTGTTTAATTCCACTATTCAAAGTTGATTTTGCTGAAAATAAATCACTATCTTTTTGTAAATTTTGAGGTTGTGAAATAATAGGACCCAAATACATTCTATCAATATATGGGTTTTTCACGTCTGGTATGAAAATCATAACCGTTTCACCTATTTTAGGTATAACATGAAAGAATTTTTGGAGCATAGGGAATGCATAGTTCAAATCACCATCTACCACAGGGTCATCTATGCCCGTTATACGTACTTTAATGCGATTTGCACCCACTTCATCATAATTTGATATAACTCTACCATAATAGAATACTGTGGTCTCTAATAGCTTACCAGAACCTTTATTATATATACTACCACCACCGTATGCGTATTTACTCATTATATTTACCCTCTTTTATTTAAAATCGCTTTACCTTTGGCATATTCAGCATCTAATTTATCTAATTTATCAACCAATTGCCCAATTTGAGTTTTAATTGCTTCGTATTCTTGAAGCATTTTAAGATGATGGGCGTTTATTTCCATATTTGACATTTCTTCGTAATTCATAATTATCGTATTACACCTTCACCCACACCAACGTTTGTTGTTGCGCCTTGACTTATTACTGGCCCACCCATATTACCTAAACCAGTTGTGGTTACTTGGACTCCAGGCGGTACAACCACTTCTATTTTAGCATCAAGTTGCATAGCACTTATAATTTCTTCAATTAAAATTACGGTCATAGATTCCATAATATTTGAATTTTGAGAGAATACATCACCAACAGGTGCTCCAGCTTCCGATTGTCTGGCTATAACCCTTGAAGCAATATTCCTTGCGCTTAACCCCGGCCTCAATCTAGCACCAACTAATATTAATTGTGGTGGTAAACTTTCTAGTGGTGTTCTAGGTGTTGAAAATGCCGCCTTTAACGTATTGATGACGTTTGTCATTGAACTCCTTTGTGCCATGATTTAATTTATTAATCCAGATATTTGTCTAAGTACTTCACCTTTAACCCCTACTAAACTAGCTATCTGAGCTTTTTTATATTTAACCCTTTCTATTTGAGTTTTAATTATATTATCACTTACCAAGATTTTAATTTGCTTAAGAATTTTATCCATTAATATGCCAACAACAGCATCTCTTATCGATTGCATTACCGCTGTAATTAAACCCCTATTCTTTTTAATAAAATCTTCAGTATTTTCAAATGCTTCACCATGAATTATAGTGTGATTAACCGCTAAGATAACAATTAACTTAGGTGATAATATCACACTCACAATTGCAGACATTAAGCTTTTTAACATTTTTTCGATAAAATTAATCTTTACGTTTAATTTATCTTTTTCATTAGCATTACTAGCTGAATCATTGGCTAAATCATCTAAACCGTTTCTAACGATAGTGGTAATAGCTTCAATCAATTGACTTGTGCTTTCTTGATTTGATAATGGTGTTAATTGAGCGTTTAGACTACTTAAAGTATCAAATGAAACTGAAGAATCCAAATCACCACAAGTGGTTACTATAGTTTTACCTTTTCTTCTATCTTCAGCTCTAGAATCAATTGAATTTAATTCTTCATTGGTAAAAATAAAATAGCTATCATCAATAACCATATTATCATCAGTATTGATGATTCTATCGATTATATCTTGAATTTTTATTTCATTTTTTATTTGTTTTTTATCTTTATTTATACTTAAACTAACGGTGCCAAAAACAGATTCAATTATATTATTGATTAATTTAGCTGAATCAAAAAGTTTGATGCTATCAATATAATCATTATTTAAATCTGGTAATTTTTTACCATTTGCGCTATCAGCATAATAAGCACTAGGTTTTATATTAAGTGTATTGTTTGGTAATTCTGGGCCTACACCTTCCTCATTAAACGTAATTTGTAGGATGTCATTACCTGTTGTTACAGCTCCCCAAGAATCTGTAGTATTACCTTGTATTGTATTGTATAAGAATGTGTTGAAATCTGTGCTATCTGATAATCCATTTGGGTCATTGTATAGTAATTGCCCAGCGGAACTAAACGGACTAGTTTTAAACATACCTAATAGGTCTATTTTACTAAGTTCTACATCTATTCCATTATCAATGAATGATTGTGGTATTTTTGGATTCACACTACAACTTACCATGGATTTTAAAGCTTTTTTAATTGCTTGTTTAATATCCAATTCAATTTCATTTAAATTATAAGTTAATACGTCAACCAAAGATTCTTTAAGTGATTCAAAACCAATTAATGCTTTATGTAAGTCTACTAAAAAATCTAGGCTATTTGTTTTTTGTGAAATTGATGCAATGGAGTTAGTCAATGACTGTTTAGGGTAACCTTCAGCGGAAACCCTTAATGCGGCTATTTGACCGAATACATTAGATTTTTCTCTAGTAACATCCATTATGTGGTTTATTCAGGTTTTTTATTTCTAGCTTCAACTAATTCTCTAACTCTTTGGAAACTATCTTTGTTGACAATTTCTGAATTATTAGAAAATGCGGCTGCAACATTACCACTATGCTTTATAATATCACTTTGTAATTTACCAACATCTAATTTAATCTTAATTGCAGAGTCTTTAAGTTTTAATGCGTCAGTCTTAGCTTTAGCTATTTTAGTCCAATCATCAACATCTTCTGGTGTTGCTGCGGCAGAAACCTCATTAATTACCTTTTGAGCGTCTTGAATTTGGTTACATGCGTTATTATAAACTTCTTGCATCACATTTTGAAGTGAGTCATTATCGTTTATCTCTATTTGTTGTCTTTTACTTCTAGGCATAATAAGTCTTTTTATTATAAATAGATAGTTTTAGGCTTTTATTATAAATAACCTTCATCTATTTTCTCTTCTTTAACTATATCATATATAGTTTTATACCTACGCATTGCAACCCTAATTTCTTTAGTAACTAAATTAGTGTTTTCTCTTATGGTTGCTAAAATAACATTTTTGTTAAATTTAGAACCACCTTGTAACGATGAAAATAACATTTCCCAATTATTAAGAATATCAATTAACGCTTCACCAACCTTTCTTTCATTATCAGTCATTTTCTTTTTACTACCCTTCCCTTCATTCTCAATCTCAACCCTAATTTCCTCAGAAATAGTATCTATTAAATCCGATAATGTATAATCAGATTCTGGTAAAGTATAAATGAATTTTTCATCTTGGTGTATCGTTGAAATTGAGGTGTCAAAATCTAGGGCCTGATTAAGCGTTTTTGTATCTTTAATCATCAAACCTAAAATATAATGTTTACATATCGTTCCGTAATAAGAATAAGCTCTTTTACCCATAGTTGGGTCGAACTTATCGGCTTTTAATATAAGGTATGATAAGGTATCACTGTGTAGATTATCAAATGTGTAAGTTTTTCTATATAATTTATAACGTCTAATAATAGATTCAATCATTGTATCGAATGCACCTCTTAGATGTTCATTATATATTTTATTCCTTATTAGAGGGTCTTCCTCATTTAAAAAATCTACTACAGCTTTTTCTTGTTCTTCACCAAAATATAAACCATTTTTTCTTTTACGACCTCTTCTTCGTTTAGCCATGAAATGTTAATCCTTTTTTTCGTAAAGAATTACCCTATCATTGATATGGTAACATTCTTTTTTTGCTAAAGATAACCACCATCTGGATTCATCCATAGATAGCTCTTTTTTATATGTATTGAAAAGGCTTCCTTCTCTATCGTTAACATGTTTGTAAGCCAATTTTGGGATTACTTTAACTCTGCATGGATTGTAAGTCATTCTTAATAGAAATTCATAAATAAAACTTAATTTAATACTTTCTTTAAGCCCACCATATTCTTCATAAGCTTCTTTAAGTACCGCCATTCCATCAATGTTAAAGTTTTGGTATCTTAATAATGCTGCATTATCTAAGACACCAAGTTCATCTGAAAATTGTGAAGCCCAAACAGCTTCATTCGTAAAGTTCAAAAATTGGTCATTAGGTGTAACATCTAATATCATCGGTAAGAAGATATTTACGTTAGGGTCATCTTTTCTATATTTAATTACGTTATCAACCCATATAGTAGCTATCTCATCATCTTGTTCAAGGAAAATAAACCATTCTGTTTTAGATTCTTTAACACCTAAATTTAATTGAGCTTGAAAATTTGTGTCACCTTCATTAGCAACAACCCTAAAATTTAATGTTTTTTCAAACTCACTTTTTAATTTTAATGCTAATTTATAGTCATCAGATTCTGCTTTAGCCACCAAAATTAATCCATCTGGTTTTACCTTTTGATTATTAACGCTAGTTACAGCCCTTCTTAAGAAAGTTTCATCAGCTTCAAACACTGGAATAATTACACTTATTTCGTTTTTTTCTTTCATCTTATTTTTCATTTTTTTCTTCTATTTGTAATAATGTTTCGAATTCAGCTTTTCTGCTAGAAACAAAATTAGTATATAACTCTTTTATTAATTCAGCTTCTTTTTCTTCAGTAAATAAATCTTTAGAGTCATTGATTCCATCAATAAATTCTTGAGGAATTGAATCTTCTAACCAAGCTCTCATAAATTCAGCAATTAAATTTGGTATCGCTAAAATATCGTTGGTCCAAATACCATTATTTTTTAATTTAATACTATTTGAAGTTGAATCTTCACTTTCCATCCATTCTGGTACCATATCAGGTATTTTACCAATTACTGGTGTGTTACATTGAATTGATTCCAATGGAAACGTACCGAAGCTAGAAATATCATCTACCCATACAGCTAAACAAGATTCACCTAATTGTTCAGCAAATGTTTTTCTAGGCAAGCCTCTTAATTCCCTAAATGTAATCCACTTATACATTGGATATCTAAGGTAAAAAGCTTTAACTATTTTTAGAGCTGATTTTTGGTCCCTAGTTAAGATTGATATAATTGGTTTTTTTAATTTTTCACTAGGTTTAAAATACTCTGGAATAGACGGTGCTACAATATGAGTTTTTATACTAGGAAATAAACTTTTGATATAATCAGCTTGTTTTTGACTACTTGTTATTACATCTCTAAAACCATAATTTAAATCCCATCTTTCAGTCATTTTTAATAATTCTAAAATATAAGTATATGATTGAGATAATACTATTTTCTTACATGGAAATTCTTTTACCTGTTCCATTACGTTAGCAAAAATTTCAGGTATGATTAAATAATCAATTGCAGTTAAATTTAATTTTTGTTCTTCGATTGATACGTGAGGTAAACTTGAATAGCTTTCACCTAACCAATCACCAACACCATGGTAATCATTTTTTTCATGTAAGATACTGGCTTTGTAGCCTAAATCATTTAATATTTTTACGTGTTCGTAAATATTGGCAATCCCAGCTGTTGGATTTCCTTTAGTGTCTAGAGTAAAGAAATAAAAACCAAAATCTTTATTATCTATTTTCTCAATTAACTGTAATACTTTTTCTTGTTTACTTTCCATTTTTTTAATTCATTTTTTTTAATATTCCATAAGCTAATAGCGTGTTAAAGGCCAATTTAAACCTAATACTAGTCTTATCTAAATTATTACGACCTAACATTGGGTCGTCTTCTTTTTCATCTGTCTCATCACCTAAATCAGTAATGAATTGTCTGATTAACTCAAACTTAACTCCATTAATTTCTTTATGTTTTATATGTTCTTTTGTGGTAAGCCACCTATCAGTTGTGCCATTATGATTAATTTTTTCCACCTTTTTTTTAGTTTCAACTATATCTTCTTTATCATCAAAGGCTAAAAAAACATCAAGTTCTTCAAAATCTATATAATATAAATCACCAAATATTTTAATCATTATTTATAATTTTATTAAACATATCTTCGTCATTAACGAAGTCTAAAATGCTGTCTAATTCATAATCAGCTTCAACATTTTTGTTATAAGACGCATTTATCTTAACAGAAAATTTACCTTCTGGTTTAGCTTCTAATGCGATTGGGTTTGCAGTAACTAAAATGTCAATACCATCCCATTTTTTGGTTGTGTCTGTTACAAACTTAATATTATCACCAGTGAACCCTAATTTAGATAAAAAGAAGAGTGTTGAAGGTCTGCTTTTATGTGCATCCCTACTAATGATTACAATCTCATGTTCCTCATAATCATTTATATCAGCTATAAATCTATTTAAAATTGGTCCGATGTTATTATGTAACTGGTCCGCATGTGCATATATTTCCATTGGTGCCTCGCTATAAAGAAATTCATTTAATTTTGTTTCATTTGGAAATTGGAAATATTTTAATAAATCCCATTCCTCAATTACAACATCATCTAAATCTTCATTATAGTATTTACCATAAACATATTTTAGTTGTCCGATGAAGTCACGTATGACCTCATTTAAGCTTATTCCTATTCTCATATTATTATTTTACTAATTTTTTATTGAAAGTAAACAAAAAGATAAAAATTATTTATCAGTGTCTGGTTTTTTATAATTCCTAACCATTTTAGTTATTAATGGATTTCTAACGATATCATTTTCATCAAATTCAAAGAACCCAATTTCATCGATATTTCTATGTCTATTCATGGCATCATATAACCCCGTTTTAGTGGCATCATCATATCTATCAGATTGGTCCATATCTCCAGAAACAATATATTTTGAACCGTACCCGATTCTAGTTAAAAGACTTTTCATTTGAGATGGTGACATATTTTGAGCTTCCTCACCGATTAAGATTGAATTATCTAAGGTTTTACCTCTAATAAAACCCAAAGGTTCAACCATTAATTCTTTAGAATCTTCTAATTTCCTTCTAGCATCTTCACCTATAATTTTATCAACAATGTCGATTGATGCAGCTAAATATGGCTCTAGTTTTTCTTTTAGATTTCCAGGTAAGAATCCTAAGTTCTCTTCAGCTTCAACGGCTGGTTTAACTATTAAAATTTTATTGAATGAATTATCTGGGTCTTGAAGTAGTTCTAAAGCTACTGCGATAGCTACGAAAGAATTATGTGTAACTATGAAGTTATCTGTAATATATAAAGAATCTTTACTATCAATTGAGATACATTTAGCTTCTGATTGACCTATAGGTTCTATGTCAGTGATATAACGTTTTGGTATATATTTAGTTTTAGGTTTAACTAATTGTGCTTTTCTTTTTAATTTAAATGGATTAACCTCTGGTGGTAGTGATATAGTTAAGGTGTATGCTTTTTTACATAAAATTTTTTCACCATTATTATCAATATATGAACCTATTTTATCGTTTAACTTAAAAACACCCCCTAAACTATTAACGATAAAACAAACTCCATCAATTAAATCTTTAGATGTGTTAGTGAAAAATGTGGAAGTACCATTCTTATTTACATAACCATCGGTATCCATTAACCCTCTTAATACTTCTAATCTAACTTTTTTAGTATTAAAAAGGTATTTATCTGGTATTTTTTTATTTATTGTTGCAATATTTTTTAAGTTTAATTCATTTAAATTATTTAAAATTTCATTATTATTATTTTCACCAATAATTGAGTATTGATACTTACCACTTTTTTTATTTATTGTGTGATAATCATTTAATCTTTCGGAAATAAGTTCTACGATTTCAGTATCTTGAGTTGTAAATGTAATTCTATTTTGCGTTAAACCACCATCACCTAATAAACATCCTAGAACATAGGGGTCAATAAATAATTCCTTTTCTTCAAATTCAATTGATTTAACTAATGGGATTGTGTGATTTTTATCACCTCTACTGGTATTTAAGGTTTCCATTATTTCACTCAAAGGTTTTACATGACCCTTTCTGGGTGAGTAAAATCTTTTACCACCTTTTTTTACTCTATAATTTCTATCGTAATATGTGTCAGTTAACCATAAATGCTCATCACAACAATCTGTATAAGAACTATCATTAAAATATACCCTATAAATTTCTTTAATACCTTGAGGGTGAATTTGAATAACTTTTGTTGGTTTACCTTCAGGGGTTAAAACTTCATCACCAACTCGTATCTCACCCATAGTAGTCCAACCGTTAGGTGTAAGTATTTTAGAATACAATGGTTGTGCTTTACCTACGCCAGCAGGCCCAGAACAAAGAACAATTTCTTTCTCTTTAATTAAATTTACAAAATCTTTTTGTTTAGTGTTTTTGCACTTTAATCTTACCTTGAGTGGTAAGATTTTATTTACAGACCTTTCCTTTGTGGTTGGTTGTGTTGGTGTACTTGTTGTACTT